CGAACCGCGCCGAGGGCACGATCTACCAGCACTCCTATCAGCTGCGCCGCTACGCACACGCGACAGGTTCCGCTCCCTGGCCTGTGACGCTCGAGGAGCTCGCCGGCTACCTCGCGTCCCTCGACGGCCTCGGCGCCTCGGCACGACGCACTGCACGGCAGGCGCTGCGCGGCTTCTACGCGTGGGGTGAGCTCCTCGGCAAATGGGACGAGAACCCGGCCCGGAACCTGCCCGTCATCCGCGCGCCTCGAGGCGTCGCCAGGCCCGCACCCGAGCACTCCGTCCGCGTCGGCCTGAACACGCCGGCCGAGCGCACACGGCTCATGATCCGCCTCGCCGTCGGCGCCGGGATGCGCTGCCGTGAGATCTGCCAGGCGCATACGAGCGACCTGATGCGCGATCTCGTCGGCTGGTCGCTCCTCGTGCATGGCAAGGGCGACAAGCAGCGCATCGTGCCGCTGAGCGCCGAGCTCGCGCACGAGATCCAGCGCGCCGAACCTGGGTATCTGTTCCCCGGCAAGATCGACGGGCACCTGTCCGCGGCGCGCGTGTCCGAGCTCATCAGCGAGGCCCTGCCGCCTGGCGTCACCGCGCACATGCTGCGGCACCGCTACGGCACGCGGGCGTACAACCTCGGCGGCAAGGATCTCCGAGCCGTCCAGGAGCTCCTCGGGCACGCCTACATCTCGACGACGCAGATCTACGTCGGCGTCGAGGACGACGCGATCCGCCGCGCTGCCAGCGCTGCGGCCGGCTTCTGAGAGGATGCACCCATGACCACAGACCGATATTCCATGAACCCGTTCGCGGTGACCGCCTGGATCATCGCCTCGATAGGCATCGTCGTCTGGCTGTTCGCCCTGCCGATCGCCGGCACGATGATCGGGCAAAGCCAGCTGGACGCGCTCAGAGTGGCGTCGGCCGCGCAGAACGTCGGATTCCTGGCGCTCACCGCAGCCCTGATCCTCTCAGGGCTGCGGTGGCTGCTGCACTGGGCGCGGATCAGTCAAACAGTCCCGGCGGTGCTGCCACAGGCGGCGGCGGATCGCCCCGGTACACCTGGTCCTGCAGCGCCCGGTTCCACGCCCACAGACGCTGATTCTGGATCTGCCACTTCATCAGCTGCACGATGAGCGCCGCGCCCGCCGTGATGAGGCCCGCGACGAGCAGGCCAGCGAACGACAGGATCGCGATCGCCACGGCGTCCGGGATCACTCCACGTCCTCGGGCGTTCCGTCCGGCTTGACCATGACGAGCGCGAGGATGAGCGGGAGCACGATAGGCGACGCCTCGGGATCGATCCAGCCCGCGTAGACGGCGAACGGGACGGCGGCGATCGCGACGCCGTAGACCCAGCGGCGGACGATCCGCCAGCGGCGTGCACGGGTAGCGTCGGCGCGCTCGGCGCGGGTCTGCCCGGTCATCGTGCCGTCATCCCGTCGAGCAGGAATGCGGGCTGTGGGCCGCTGAGCTCGGTCACGCGCGGATCCTGCCGCGTGAGGTCGAGCTGGGTGCCGTTGCTGACCACGTGGTACTCGCCCACGGCGAAATCGGCGACGATCCAGCGCCCATCGGAGCGCGGGTCGATCTGGAACAGGTGCAGCTTCATGAGGTCCTCCAGGGTGGTGTCGGTGGTGGGGTCGTTCAGGTGCTGGTCGCGGTCCTTGAAGTACTCGCGGTGCCAGGGCTCGTCGCGGTCGTCGTCGTAGCGGGCGGTCTGGATCCAGCCGTTGGCCTCCCAGGGCGCGTCGTGCTCGTTGCTGTCCACGGCCTCGCCCTTGCAGTGCACGGAGAGCTTCGCGGGGAGAGCGAGGGGCGCCCAGGGGCCGCCGTCGAGGTACGCGCGGTAGGCGGCGTAGTTCTTGTCGGCGTCCTCGGCGGATCGGCCGGCCTCGGTGATCTGCACCGGTTGGCCTAGCTGCGCGTCGATGCGGAAGATGGATGCGGCGGCGTCATCGGCTGCCCAGCCGCGCCCGTGCCCGAGGTCGGTGGTCATGCTCCCGCCTCCAGTCGTGCGATGCGGTCCTCCATCTGCGCGATGCGCTGAGCGGCGATCCCGTTCTCCTCGTGCAGCTGCACGTTCTGCGCCATGAGCAGCGCGATGAAGTCGATGGACTCGACTTCCCCGTCACGCCACACGACGAACCGTGCGGCGGCGGTGTCGAGCAGTTCCTCGGCGATGTAGCCGATGCGCGGCACGCTGTCCACGGGCGTTGTGGGCGGCTCGGGTCCGTCCTGCCGCATCCGGTACTCGCGGAGCGGCATCGCGAACAGGTCTCCCATGTCGGGCGCGTCGGTGATGTCGGTCTTGTACCGGCGCGAGGATGCACCGCGGCTGATCCGCCCGTCGCCGTTGATGTAGGCGACGGTGTAACCGGAGTCCGCAGGGCTCGAGTTGGGGATCCAGATATGCCCGGTGACGGTGCCGCCCGTGAGAGGGAGCTTGGATCCGATCTGCGCGTCGCGGTAGGCGAAATCGTTGCCGTACTCGGTCTGCGTCTTGACGAGTCGGGCGTTGATGGCGGCCTCGACGTTGCCGCCGCCGCCCATGGGGATGTTGCTCGCGGTGATTCCCAGCGCAGTTCGCGCGGCGGCCGCGGTGGTGGATCCAGTTCCGCCCTTCTCAAGAGGAGTGACGGCGGCGGTGCGCTGCGCGATGTAGTCGCGAGTCTTATTGATTTCGGTGTCGATGGTGTTCGCGAGGGCGGTGCCGGGAACGATGTCCATGCCGGCTGCGACGGCGTCGTCTCCTGTTGCCATGGTGGGGTCCCTTTCTAGAGAGAGTCGATGGTGCCGGGCAGGGCGTCGATCGTGCCGTCGAGCAGGTCGATCGCGCCGGCGGGGATGTCGATCGTGCGGGAGTGCACGGTCATGCGGTCTGTGGACAGGTCGAACTCAATGCGCTCGGCCTTGCCGGCCTGCACGCCGGATCCGTCGAGCGTGACCGTGAGCAGCTGCTCACACGCTGCCGCCCAGTCAGCAACCGAGCCGATGTCGAGGGTGCGGCCCTTGCCCTGCGCGCGCTTCACGGCGTACTGCGAGCGCCCAGGGCCGGGATATGGTGCGTCGATGTCGAGTCGGCGGATCTTCGTAGCGCCGGGGAGCGCGTAGGCGTCCTGTCGAGTTTGCTCGGTGCCGTCGCGGTCCTTCCACCGGTAAGTGGTGACCTGCCCGTCGAACCAGTCGTCCGACTCGCGGGAGATCTCCTCACCTGCGCTGATGATGTTCACGCCCCAGCGGAGCGCGATGGATCCGGGTGTCGTGAAAGCGTCGTTGCGGAGCGTCCAGCGGCGCTGCTCGTCGCACACGAGCCGGAGCCCGGCGGATTGCAGCAGCGGGGCGAGGAAGTCCATGGCTGAGACGCCGGCCTTCCACGTGAGCGCGTCCGGGGAGCGCTCCATGCCGGGGCGAGGGATGCGCGTCGCGGCGGACGCGTTCGGTGCCCCGGAAGCTTCGTATGTGTAGTGCACGGGGTCGGGGCCGCTGCCGTCGTGGAACGGAACGGGGATCGGGTACTCACCTTCGTGGATCATCCACGCGGTGGTGCGCAGGACGTTCCCTGAAGCCCACTGCTGCGACGTGTCCGGATAGACGAACGGCCCGAGCCGGGCGGCATTCGGTGGTGTCTTGATCGTGGCGACGAGCCGCGTCCATGTGGAGGCCGCGACCGGTTGCGTCAGCAGGACCTTCCCGCCGTCCAGAACAGCCCCATCGGAGCCGAACACTTGGCACATGAGCCGGAGAGTCTTCGTGAGCGCCTGGATATGCACCCACGTGGAGATGGTGTATACGGTGTTCGGCTTGCATGGCGCGTAGGGAACGGCGGAAGCGGTCTGGGCGACCGCTCCGCCTTGACCGAGCCCGGAGTTTCCTGTCCAGGACGAGAAGTAGGTGGTCGTGATGTCGTTGCCCGCGGGGATAGAACCAGCCGGCCAACCGGTCTCCCGGATCAGGGATCCGTTGGCGCCGCCCGCGATCCAGTTCCCGACGATGTTGCGCGCGGCAGGGTTCGGCATCAGGTTCGTGACGGCCCAGTAGGGCGTCATGTCCGCGTCCTCGGTGCCGGGCTGCAGCACAGCGCCGATCTTGCCGAGCACGTAGTTCACGATGCCGCGCAGGCTCGAGGCGTAGGACCATGCGCCGGTGTCGTCTGCGAGAGGAGCGTAGTCCTGCAGGATCGCCTCGTCGGATGCGAGCGTGACGGTTGCGCGGCCGGTTGCTCGGGCGGGCTGCACGCGTCGAATCCCGAGGTCGAACGTGCGCGACTGAGAGAAGGTGGGGAACGTCGCCGCGGCGTGGATTCGGATCCGGTTCGGGTGTCGCGGGTCGATCAGATCGAGCAGCGTCGCGGGCGCTGGGATCTCGATCGTCGCCTGCACATGCGGCCAGCGGGACGCGTCCAGGCCGATCCTCCCGCCGAGCAACGTGATCGGCACCACGTACCCGACGAGCTCGGCTGTATAGGTGTGCGTCGAGACCGTCACGAGGCGAGCTCCTGATACGGCACCTCGAGCACCCACCGCGCCTCGCCGTCCTGCTGCACGGCACGGATGGGTCCATTCGGCACGTACTTGGTAGGAACCCACGCGAGTGAGGAAACCGTTGTGAATGTGGCGGGCGCGCGATGGAACTGACGGGCGGCGTCTGCCGCTGCAGCGTCGAGGAACAGCAGGCGCATCGTACCTGTGCGGGCTGCTGCGGGCCTCAGCGTCACGTCGGGGTACTCGAGGCCGAGGATGGGGTGAATGATCGTCTGCGGCGCGTCGTCGCTCTGCCAGGCGTTGAGCACGAGCGCGGGGACGATGAGCGTGCCGTCGGTGCTGCGGGTGATCGTGGTTGGCATTAGTCCCAGGGCCCTCCCGGGTCGACCTTCACGCGGCCGTACATGGTGAAGGAGCGACCGTCGTTGTCTGACATGAAGCGGTTGATGCGTGCCTGCGCATCGTCGATCGCGACGTTGCCGATGAACGTCGTGCTGTGACTTTCGGGGACGCTGTAGATCTGGTTCTTGATCGCGTCGACGTTCTGTGTGGCGCGGCCTGTCTCGGCGTCGATGTAGACCTGCTTGCCGTCCGGGAGCGTGATGACGGTGTCGCCGAACTCGTCGACCTTCTCGATGGCTCCTTCGGTCGCTCGCGCCTGGTCGATCATTGCTGCAGCGGACGCGCCGGCCATGTCTTTCGCGAGGCTGAGGGACTGCTTGAACCCGTCGAGTGCTGCCTGTCCGGCGACGGCCGTGCCGGCGAGGTCGCTGCCGGCCATGGTGATGTTGCCGAACTCGTCGGTGACGGTCGCGCCCGTGGCTGCGAGCTCGCCCGAGGCCTTGCTCATCCGGTCGATGCCGGCCTGCGCGCGGTTGATCGCTTCCTCGCTGCCGGACATCGCCGCTGCGGCGGTCTGGACGCTGACGCCCCACAGCTCGCTGTTCTTCTTGGCCTCGTCGTACTGGCTCGTGATGACGTCGTTGATCGCGGCCATGCGGGTCTGGAAGTCGAGTACGCGACCGCCGGCCTCGATGAATCCGTTCGCCCACTCCCCCGCCCGGTCCTTGATCTTCTGCTGCTCCTCGCCCGCCAGCTGGATCGCCTGGACGAGCAGACCGACGCCGGCCGCGCCGGCCGCGAGGGCGAACGAGGCGCCGAGCCCGTCGACGGAGCCGGCGAGCCCACCGAACACATCCTGCGCGATCTGGGGCAGGTCCTCGAGATCGCCGCGGAAGCTCGAGAACGTCTCGCCGAGGTTCTGCTTGAGCTCGTCGCCGGCTTCCTCGGCGCCCTTGCCGAACCGGTGCACGCTGTCGTCGGCGTCGCGCATGCCGCGGTCGACGTCGCGGCCGGCGGTCTTGCCGGCGTCGCCGAGGTCCTTGGCGCGGCGGGCGGCATCGCGGAAGCTGTCCTCGAGGCGGTCGACGGACCGCTCGGCGTCGCGTCCGCCGGTCTTGGCGGCGTCGGCGACGTCGTCGAGGCTGTCTGCGACGTCGTCGAGGGCCTTCTCGGCGTGGCCGGTGCCGCGCACCAGGTCGCTGACGTTGGACAGGAAATCGATCTTGATGGGCATCAGCTGACCACCTCGACGGCGGGGATCTTCGTGAACTCGTCGACGACGGTGTGCACCCAGAGCGCGACTAGGCGGGTGCCGACGGTGCTGGCGGCGTCGAATGCGACCATGCCTTCGCTCTGCCTTCCTGCGAACTGGCGGTTGATGGTGAGGGGCCGCTTGTAGGTGCGGCCGGCGCGGGAGCGCTGCGTGACCTCGACGACGCGGGACCGTGCGCCGAACTCGGCGCCGGCCCACTCGAGGGCCGGCACGAGCCCGCCGGAGAGGGGCCGGCGCGAGGTCGCGGCCTGCAACGTGAACCCGCGGTCGGTGGGGTTGGCGCGGGCGCCCGCGACGATGATGCGCCTGGTCATCTCGTCGCGGGCGCGGGCGTTGAGCTCGCTCTGCCAGAGGGGCCGGATCTGCGCGCGGGCCTGCTTGTTGATCCCGAGCCGGATCTCGCGCTGCGCACCGCGCAGGGCGAGGATCGTGGCTTGGAGCTCACGCGATTTCCGGACGTCGAGCATGGCGTCAGCTGATGCGCTTCCAGGTGACGCCGCCGTCGACGACGGTCGCGCCCACGGCCGGCGCGGCCGGCGACGTCGCGCCACTCTTGCCGGCGACGGTCGCCTCGAGGATCTGCCCGCCGGTGAGCTTCACGCGCTGCCCGAGGACGTAGTCCGTCGAGGCGGCCCAGGTCGCGTAGTACGGGATCGCCTCAGTGCAGGACAGCTGCACGGTGACCTCGGGGACACCGCCGGCGCGGTCGGTCTTCATCGGCGGCTTCTTGGTCGCGAGCGTGGTCTGCAGCGCGTAGGTGCCGTCGTAGTGCGGGTACCAGATCAGGGTGAGCTGGGTGCCCTCGGGCGAGTCCATGAGCAGCCGCCACAGCGACTGGGGGTTCTCGGTGTTCTGCGCGATCGTGAGCGAGATCGACGGGTCGCCGGGCGTGACGTCGGCGAGGGTGTTCCCGTCGCCGCCCTTCCACACGCTGGATCCGGTGTTGCCGTTGTATTCGATCGCGGACGTGTGCCCCTGGTACTCGTCGGTGCCGATCAGGGCCTTCCAACGCTTGGTGGCGCGGGCGGTGTTCGCGGGGACGGTCATGTTTCCTCCTATGCGGTGAGCGCGCCGTGCGCGCGGATCGTGAAGTCGTAGGCCGGCTTCTGCTGGTCGTACTGGTTGCGGGTCGCGGTGCCGTCCCAGACCTGTTCGGGCAGCTGTTCGAGGATCCGGATCATGTGCTCCGTTGCGGCCTCGAGCCGGTCCTCGATCGCTTCGCGGTCGTCGCCGAGGGTGGCGTCGGTGAGAACCCACACTGTGAGGTCGACGTCGACGGGGATGCCGTTCTCGTCGTCGGGTGAGGTGCGGCCGGCGGTGATCGTGCGCTGCTCGATGATGACGGCGATCGGCTTGGTCGGGTCGTCGAGCGGGCCGAGCTGGGTCGGGTAGCCGTAGATCTCCCAGTCCGTCGGCGCAGACTCCTGGATCAGGGTCTTGAGGTCGTGTCGTGCGCCCATGGTCAGCCGATCAGCGATCCGACACGGCCGGTGTCACCGGCGGACGAGTCCTCGATCGGATCCGCGACCCAGTGGATCGTCAGTTGCGTACCGGCAGCGGGAGGAGCGACCGCCAGCGCCGAGACGCCCACATTGCCACCGATCTCGTTGAACGTGACGATGAGCTGCGGGTTGGTCGCGCTGTCGTAGGAAGTCTGGTTCTGTGTGCCGGCAGCGGTGAACTGCGGCGGTACCGGCAGGACCTGATTGCCGTTCGCCGTGTTCGTGGTGGTGAGGACGCCGGTCACGACGTCGCCGACCCGCGTCAGGGTGATAGTCCAGCCGCTCGGCCAGGTAAGCGTGACGGGCTCGAAGCTGCCGGGCGCCGGTGCGGGGATGATGAGCAGCGCCATGATCTTCGCGTCGAGCGGATAGACGCGGACGCCGTTGATCTCGCCGCCGAGCTCGTCGGTGGTGGCGACCTGCGAGGCCTGCTTGTTGGCGAGTGCCTGGTAGACGACGCCCTGCGCGAAAGACTCGGTCGGCGGGGCCGGGGTCCACAGGGACAGGCCCTTGACGCGCAGGCACTGCTCGCGCGCTGCGGCGAGCTGCTTCTCGCTCACGGTGATGCCGAGATCGCTTTTCGCGGTGCTCGCCGTGTACCAGGTGGGCATGGCGTCCTCTCAGGGGGATTGGAGTGCGGGCCGGGCTGCTGGGGTCGGCCCGGCCCGCACGTGGATCAGTCCTCGGTGCCGGAGTCCGGCTCGGTGCTGGTCGGCTCCTCGGGCTCGTCGACCAGCTGCTCGCTGTAGGCCTTGTGCTTCTCGGCGATGCGCTTGAGCTCGGCGCGGAGCGCGGCCTTCTGCGCCTCGAGCTGTGCGAGCTTCACGCGGAGGTAGGCGTTGTTGTTGGCCATGTCTGCTGCGCTCCTTACGGGACCGGGGTGATGGTGGTCTTCACGATCGCGCGGGCGTCGTTGATGAACGTCCCGCCGTAGGTGAAGACGCCGATGTCGGCGCCGCCGTGCGCGACGTCCTGCGCCTCGACCTCGAGGATCGGGGTCTCGTACACGTCGGCGGCGCGCTTGTCGAGCGCGAGGAAGCCCTGCGCCGCCAGCTGGAAGTCGATGTCGACGCTGAACACGTTCGCCAGGGACGTCTTGCCGTCGAGCTCGACGAACCCGGTCGCGTTCGCGATCCAGGCCGGCAGGTCGCTGACCTTGAGCTTCGCGAAGTCGGTGAACGCGGTCTCGCCCATCCAGAACTGGGTGGGACTGGCGCCGATCTTCTTCAGCTGCAGGAACGAGCGGGTGAGCGCGTCGAGCATGGTCGCCGGGGCGGTGCCGGCCAGGGCGGTCGCTCCGGCGATCAGGTCGGCGGCGACGGCGTTGTCTGACACCGGGCCGTGGCTGCGGCGGAGCATCGCCAGCAGCGACGCGATCAGATCGGGGGTGCCGAGGTCGGTGTAGATGCGGTCGACCTTGTTGCCGAACGCCCAGCGCGACGGGGTCTCCTCGACCTTGGCGGTCGCCCAGGAACCGGTGGGGATCTCGGCGAGGTTGCCGGCGTAGGCCTGCATGACGGGCGTGGGGATGACCCACTTCCAGCCCTCGATCTTTGCGGACGTCAGCGGCTTGGCGCCGCCGAGAGCGTCGATGTGCGGACGCCCCTCGGGAGCGGCCTGCCAGACCTCGCCGATGCGGTCGGTCTGCAGGAAGCCCTCGCCGGCATCGTTGCCGGCGACGACGTTCGTCAGCGCGTTGTTGATGCTCGCGACCACCTGGTGAATGGACGCGCGGCGCTGGATGAGCTCGGCGGCGTCGCGCGCGATGCTCATCAGGGTGACGGGGCGGTCGGTGACCTGCGCGCCGGGCTGCGGGACGGTGCTCGGGCCGGCGGCGTACGCGGCGGGCACGGGCTCGCCGGGGGTTCCGGCGGACGGGGCGAGGGGCTGCGCGTGCGCGGCGGGCGCCGGGTCCTGCGCGGCGGGTGCGGCGGCGAGGATGTCGAGCATGCGGATGCCGTCATCGTGCTGCGCCTGGGTGATGGTTCCGGCGGCCAGGGCGGCCGCGAGCTGCTCACGGTTCACAGGGGTTTCCTTTCGGTGGGACGCCATGGCGGCGACGAGGGGTGCCGGTGCCGCGGCGCGGCCGGCGTGGGCGAACATGGACAGGTCGAACTTCGCTGCCTTGTCCGCGGGCTGCCGGTCGGCGGTGGCGGTGCGGTCGGCGAGTCCGGCGGCGACGGCTTCATCGGCCGAGTACCAGGTCTCTGCCTTCATGCGGGCGCGCCAGTCGGCGGCGGTGCCGCCGGCCTTGTCGGCGTACATCGCGGCGATGTTGTCGCTGATGCGGTCGAGGTTGTCGGCCTCGGTGCGGAGCTCGTCGGCGTTGCCGAGCATCATCGACCAGGCGTCGTGGATCATGAGCTCGCTGTTCTCGCCCATGATGACCTCGTCGCCGCCGGTCGCGATGAACGACGCTGCCGAGGCGGCGAGGGCGTCGACGTGCACGACGATCGTGGCGGGGTGCTCGCGGAGCGCGTTGCGGATCGCGATGCCCTCGTAGACGTCGCCGCCGGGGCTGTTGATGTGCACGTTGAGCGTGGCGACGTCGAGGCCCTGCAGCTCGCGGACGACGTCGGCTGCGGCGATCTCGCCCCAGAAGTCGCCGATCGCGCCGTACAGGTTGAGGGTGGCGACGCCGCCGGCCTGTTCGATGTTCCATCGGGCCGGGGTCGCGGCGTTCGCGGCGAGCATGCGCATCCGCGCCTGGATCGGGTTCATGCGGGGGTCTCCTCGAGCTTGAGCGGCTGGCCTTCCTGCGCGTCGATCCAGGCCTGGTCGATGAACCCGCCGTCGATGCCGAGCTTGTACGTCTCGAACCGAGTTTTGAGATCGGGGCGGGTGAGCACTTCGGTGTCGAACTCGGTCGTCCAGCCGATCGGGGTGCAGTCGTTCATCGACAGTCGCGACGCGATCGCAGTGGTGTAGGTGGCCAGGTACAGGTCGATGAGCTCCCATGCGCGCGACGCGCGGTTCTGGTAGTTCAGGGTGGATCCCTCGAGCGCGACGTCCGCGGCCCAGGCGGGGATGCCGATCTGTCGGGCGAGCTTGACGTCCATCCGGTTCTGCGCGTCGAGGAGCAGCTGCTCCTTGTCGAGGCCGAGGGTCTTGACCTCGATCTGCTTGTCTGAGTACGCGGCGCCGTACTTCGCGCGGGCGGCCTGCCAGCTGCTGAGCAGCTGCCGGATCTGCTCGGCCTCGAGCTTCTGCTGTCCGGTGTAGTGCAGGTCGACGGACGGCACCGGGTTTTCCTCGGCGAGCGATGCGGCCCTGTCGAGGACGACGGCGCGGCGCAGGGTCTTGAGCCCGTCGACGAGGAGCCCGCCGTCCGGGGCATCGAACTGGATCACGTCGCGCGCGGCGACGTCCTTGCCCCACGCCTTGATGACGCGCCCGTCGTCGTCGAACTCGGCGTCTTTGCGGTCGAGGAGCTTCACACCGCCACGCGCCGGCCATCCGTAGGCGTCGCGGCGCTGCACGATCCACCAGGTGCGCGGGTGAAAGTACAGGGCGTCGGCGGTCCAGATCAGCGTCTGCGCGAGCGGGCGATCTTCCTCGGGCTGCTGCAGGTACGGCATCTGCAGCGGGGCGAGGGATCCGGCCTTGCGGTTGACGAGCGTCATGCGGCCGAGGTTGGTCGCGAGCACGCGGCGGCCCTTGGCGACGACGTCGAGGCCGAGCGCGGTGCGGCGGCTGATCGGGATGTTCGATGCGTCCGCAAGACCGAACAGGTTCTGCAGGTCGACCGGGATCAGGTGGCTGCTGTCGGCCCAGTCCTCGGGGCTCTTGATCGACAGCGCCAGCGCGGGCGCCATGGCAGCGAGGGCGCGGCTGAGGATGCTCGGCTTCGGCTGGTTCACGTCTTGAACTTTGGGGGCGACTGCGAACAGGTGAAGTGGTGGCGCTACGGCGTGTTGCGTTTTCTGTTCATTCGGGCGGCGTCGCGCGCCTGTGTGAGCTCGGGGTGTGCGCGCTCCTCGTGGCGCGCGCCCATGGCCCAGCCTTCGCGCGGGCTGTCGGCGAGGTCGACAGCGCCGCACTCGGTGCAGGTGACGACGGTGCTGTGCTGTGTGGAGTCAAGCTCGATGGTCACGGTGCGTTCCTCAGTAGCTCGTGGTCGGGGTCCAGGTGGCCTGTTCGCGGTGGTCGTACAGCCACAGGGCGACAGCGGATGCGATGGGGGCGGCGACGGGGCCGGCCGCGTCGGCGCGGGAGAACTTGACGATCTCGCCGGTGCGCTTCATGACCAGGTGCGCGACGCCGTTCGCGAGGGTGCGGGATCCGTCGTGACGCAGCGTCTTCTCGTCGCGCGCGGCGGTCAGCCATGTCTCGTCGGCGATCGCGCGCTCCACGCCGTTGAGGGCGCGGATCGCGTCATCCTCGGCGCCGAGCTCGTCGAGCCGTCGGCGGAGCTCGTCGGTGATGCGGCGCGTGGATCCGCCGTGGTCAGCGCCGAACGCGGCCGGGCCGTGCTGCCAGATCTGCACGAGCAGGTCGACCATCCAGTGCGTGCCGGGCGCGGCGTGCACGACGCGCGTGCACGCCGTGCCGGCGTCGTCGCGCCAGCTGGCGAGGATCGCACCCATGGCGTTGTCGGGCGCGGCTTCCCAGCTGATCGCGACGTCGGCCCAGCGTGCGCCGAGGGTCGGGTCCGCTAGCTCGTCCCAGTCCGGGATGAGCACGTCACGCGACTCGGTCCAGCGGTTGCAGTAGGCGCGGAGCCAGGTGGAGTGGTCGACGCGCTCCTCCTCGGGCACGGTGCCGTCGACGAGCGCGAACAGGTCGTCGACGTCCTGCGTGTAGCCGACGGCGGGATGGAACGCGGCGAACGCCTCACGGTCGTACGGGTCGGCATCCTCGGGCAGGCTGGCCTCGAAGTACGCAAACCGGGGTGAGGATCCGGGCTCAGTGACAGAGCGCCGGCCGATCTCGACCTGCCGCTTCATGAACGTCGACTCGGCGGTGCCGGCGGTCGACAGGTACCAGATCTGCCGCTTGCCGTAGAGAGTGCGCTGCGCGGGCTCGATGCCGTCGGTGATGAGACCCTTGGATTGCACGTCGTCGAGAGTCCAGATCTCGTCGATACCGACGAGCACGGGCGTCTTGCCATGGATCTTCTCGGGCTTGGGCGGGAAAGCCCAGATCTCGGATCCGCGCGGCGTCACGAGACCGGTCTGCGCGGCGCTGCGCTTGCCGTCGAAGAACCGGCTGAGCGGGCTCGCCTCGACGCGCGAGATCAGATTCTTGAGCAGGGTGCGCGCATCGTCGCCGGTCTGCGCGGTGAAGTAGACCTTGCTGCCGGGGAACTCCACGGCGCGCTGCAGCTCGACCGGGCCGAACAGCGTCGTCTTGCCCGACTGCCGCGGGACGGTCACGAACACCTTCTCGTAGACGTAGTTCCCACGCTCGTCGAGCTCGGTCGCGACGTCCCACACATGCTGCTGCCACGGCATCGGCTCCCAGCCGAGCATGCGCGCGAGCTCGGCGATCTTCGCGCCGCGCGAGGGCCGCGACGGATCCCGCGGTGTCGCGTAGGTGAATCCGGCCCACGTCACCGCAGCACCTCGTCACTGTGGTGCTCGGCGTTGTGGCGGTCAGCCCATCGCTGCGCCTGCTCGCGCGCCTCAGCGTCGGAGACCCACGGCGTCGGCGACCCACCGCCGCCGCCAGCGAACGCGCCCACGGACCAGGGACAGGTTGCGCACTCGGCGCTGAACGAGGCGAGGATCCCGCTGCCACCGCCGAGCACGTAGACGTCAACGCGGTCGACCACGACGGCGGTCACTGCTGCGCCGCCAGCCACGCTTCAAACGTCGCGTAGTCCGCATCGCCCTGTCGCTTCGCGGCATCGAGCAGGGTGCGCATCTGCTCGTGGGCTTCCTGCAGGGCGCCGTTGCGGGCGTAGGCCTTGGTCGTCGGGGCGTCTGCGATCTCGGCGAGGGTGAGGATGCTCGCGCAGATCCCGGCGTGCTCGTCGCCGATGACGCCGTCAGAGCGCAGGCGGTCGATCGCCTTCGCGTATGCCGCGGTGACGATGGAGCTCGGTGCCGGCGGTTCCATGCCGGGGAGGAAGTCGGCGAGTCCCGAGGCGTTCTCGGTCATCTCGGCTCCTTTCGTGGGGATCGCGTTTTTCTGGGGCGGATCGGGAAAAAATGGACGGGGCTGCGCGTGGGTGTCCAGGAAACGTCAGCTAAAAAATTGGATGCCGCTCTCGACGGGGATGCCGATGGGTCGGAGCGGCTTGCGACCGCGTGCGAAGTTGCATCGGCGGTGCGATGGGCCGAGGTTGTCGATGTCGTACACGGCACCGCCGTCCGCCCGCGGGATGATGTGGTCTGCGCTGTCCGATCCGGGCAATCCGCAGTTGATGCACACATCGCCGTAGGTCTGCAGCGTGAGCTCGACGTAGGCCTGCGCCTTGCGCCCACCCCAACGCTCGGCCTTCCCGTCCGGGTCGGCGTACGTGCCGGGACCGTGGCGCAGGTTCACAGTCCGACCCGCTTCCGCTCGCGTCGGTCACGCTGGTAGATCGTGGACGAGGAGATCCCGAATCGCGCCGCGAGGTTGCGGACTCGCCAGTCCTCGGCGCGCAGGCGGTCGAGCTCGGCCCACTCCTCGGCGGTCAGTCGGCGGTACCCGCGCATGCCGTCGTCGCGGACGGGAGCGGGCACCTGGCCACCCTTCACCTGCGGCTTCGGCGTGACGCTGCGTGCGAGACCCGCCGCGATCATGTCTGCCATGCGCACGCCCTTGCGCTCTGCGATGCGCTCGAGGCGGCGGAACGTGTCGCCGTCGAGGTGGATCATCACCGGCACGCCCGCGCTCATCGGCGGATCCCTCGGCTGCGGTCCCGCGCGAGGAACGTGAGCCAGTAGCCGGACGCGAGCCACCCGAACAGCCAGCCGAGCAGGCCGACGAGCACGATGCTCAGGCCCAGGCCGAGGCCCATGGATTCGACCATGACGATCAGGCCGACGATGCTGGCGACCACGGCGGCGAGGTACGCGAGCACGTGCAGCGTGCGACGGATCCGGACGGTCATGCTGCGTCGCCGATCACTCGGGCGGTCGCGCATCCGCGATCGCAGTGGCGATCGTCGATCAGGTCGTGCCCGCACGCTGCCCGCGCACGGTCAGGTACGGGAGTTTTCTTCTTCGGAGTAGAGGTTGGGTTATAGGTCGGTTTGGGTGACACCGGCGTCACCCCTCCCCTGACGCCAGCGTCACCGGGTGACGCCAGCGTCACCCCTGTTGATAACTCCATCGGGACGCCCTGCGAGCGCGTGCGGTGGTGCCGTGAGCGGTCGCAGTCGGCCGGGCACTGCAGCAGGAACTCATAGAGGTTCGGGCGTCGAGGATCGTCGACGAGGCCGGTGCCGCCCTTCTGGATGTGGCGACGGACCTCGTGCAGCTCGATGAGCTGGTCCACCGCGCGCTGCACGCTGCGCGGCGTCGTGCCGGCGTAGCGTGCGAGCGTTGCGACGGACGGCCAGGCGCCGCCGTCGCCGTCGTGGTTCGCGATGCCGATCAGCACGAGCTTTGCGGTACCGGTAGCGCGCGAGTGATTGAGTGCGATCGCCATGGACTCGACGCTCATCGGATCGGCTCGCTGAGCGTCCATGCGAGGTCGCCGAGCACTGCAGCCAGCACATAGAGGCGCACGCCCTCGGGCATCGCCTTGATGCGTGCAGTGAGCGCGATCAGCGCGTCCTCGTATGCCTGCCCGAGCCCGTGCTCGACGTACTCTCGTACCGTGCGCTCTGCCTGCTCGACGAGCTCGTCAGCTTCACGCCGAGCCTCGTGCAGAATCATCCCTTGCCAGTCGCCAGCCATGGCGGCTCCTCCTCGATTCGTCGTGAAGCGTTTTCGCTTCACATCGGGAAGACTGGTAGCGCGCGGCGCGTTGTGGGCCGATTGATTACGGCGTGTCGCGTTATCGCTTCATCGCGCGTTGCTAGAGTGCCAGCATGACAATGATGAATGTGGCCGTCGACACACTGGGCGGGCGCCTGCGGGCGGCGCGGATGATCCGCGGTCTTGACCAGGATGAGATCGGTGCGCTGGTCGGCGCGTCGCGCCCGACGGTGTCGAAGTGGGAGCGCGACAAGACTGAGCCGACGGTGTCGCAGCTGATCCTCTGGTCCCGTGCAACGCAACAGCCCGTCGAGGCGATTCTCGACGGGCTGTCTGTGGTGCACCCCCTGGGACTCGAACCCAGAACCCACTGGTTAAGGGTTCGACGGATCCTCACGGTCGCTCTCGTGGGCTTCCTGCTCGTCGGCGCTGCGGCGCCCAACCGCACGATCCGTAGTCTCGACTGAGGGGACGAAGGGTAACGCAAGATGCGGCCGACGGCGCTCGGGCAGGCTTCCGGAGTGAGACACGAAATACCCATCCTGACCACCTGGGCAGTCCTGCTGCCCTCCTACCTCGCCTGGATGCGCGGAGCGAACCGCGCCGAGGGCACGATCTACCAGCACTCCTATCAGCTGCGCCGCTACGCACACGCGACAGGTTCCGCTCCCTGGCCTGTGACGCTCGAGGAGCTCGCCGGCTACCTCGCGTCCCTCGACGG